AGTGACTGGACAGAATTAGGAAGTATGATTGCAGACAAAATCAATAAAGCAATGGAGAATATTGATTGGGAAAGCATTCAACAGGAAGCAGAACTGATTGGTACACGCATTGGAACGCTCATTAATGGTTTTGTGGCAGAATTTGATTGGAATCTTTTAGGAAAGACTGTTGCAGAGGGGATTAATACAGCACTTATATTTTTGAATACTTTTTTGACTACAGTGGATTGGACAGTAATAGGTTCGGCATTTGCTACAGGTATCAATGGATTTGTTACAAATCTTGATTGGAATTTATTAGGCACAACAATAGGAAATGGCTTTAATATGGCTATTGATAGCTTTTATGGATTTGTTAGCACACTTGACTGGAGCAAACTCGGCACAAGCCTTGGAGAAAGCATACAGAGTGCATTAACTACTATTGATTGGGAAACACTAGGAAAATCTGTTTCAGATGGATTTATTGGTCTACTTGATTTTATTACTGAAGCCATTTACGCAATAGATTGGAAACAGCTTGGAAATGATGTGGCAGCTGTTGTAAAAAATATAGACTGGGATGGTGTCTCAGATGCTCTTTTTGAGGGTATAGGTGCAGCGCTTGGCGCATTAGCAGCATTTTTACAGGGATTGCTGGAAGATGCATGGAATAGTGTTGGACTGGTGGTATGACGCTGCTTATGAAGACGGTGAGTTTACAATGGAAGGACTCTTGAATGGAATCACTGAGAAACTTACAGATATTGGCAACTGGATAGATGAACATATATTTCAACCATTCATGGAAGGCTTTAGAAATGTATTTGGAATACATTCACCTTCTACGGTTATGCAGGAAATGGGAGGCTACATAATTGACGGCTTAAAAGAGGGGCTTCTCGGAATATGGGAAAAGGTTGAATGGATTATTACAGAATTCAAGGAAAAATTAAAGGAAGCTTTTACAAATGCAAAGAACAATACTATTTCCATTTTTTCGTCTATGAAAACAAAAATGGTTGATATTTTTAAAGGTATGTGGAGCGGAATGAAAAATGTTATTAATACAATTATTAATGGCATTGAATTCATGGTAAATCGTGTTGTAGATGGAATAAATAATATGATAAATGCTTTGAATAGATTATCCTTTGATATTCCAGATTGGGTACCCCAGTTAGGCGGAAAGAGTTTTGGATTATCTATTCCTACAATTCCAACTGTAAGTATACCTCGCCTTGCCAATGGTGGTATTACGACAGGATCTACATTAGCCAATATTGGAGAAGCCGGAAGGGAAGCAGTGTTGCCACTTGAAAACAATACCGGATGGATGGATGATCTGGCATCAAAGCTTGCAAGTAAAATGCCGGACTACAGTGGAGCAAAGACTGTAATGCTTGCTGTGGATGGTAAGGAATTTGCAAGGATTAATTTACCATATCTGCAGGATGAAGAAATGAGGCTGGGAATTGTGGAAGGATAGGAACAAGCCTATATAGAAATAACTGCTTATAATAACTCGTATGAAATGATTTTGCACAAGGGAGAGCTTTTATGAATAATAAACAAACAGTAATAGATATGGCGATGGAATTAGATTCGACAATTGGACAATATATAGCAGATGCTATTATCGATCATGTTTCTTACGATAAGCTTGTAAAGAAAATGGCACATCAAGGGAAAGGATTTCCGATTAGCAGGACACAATTTTATAGAAAAAGAAAAAAATTGTTAAAACAAATTGACGAAGAAAAAGTGTAAATCAGACATTACCAGATGTTATTACTCTGTCAGATGGATGTATAAGGTGATAAGTGGATGAATAGTAAAATCAAACTGAAGTGGAAAATATTTGCAGATGAATACATAAAGAATGGTGGAAATGCTACACGGGCTGCAACAGCCGCTGGATATTCTTCTAAGACAGCGTATTCGCAGGGACAACGTTTGTTGAAAAATGTTGAAGTTTTAGCATATATAGAAAAGCAGACCGAGCGCATCGAGAAAGAACAGCACCGGGATATAATGTCACTAGCAGAAATCCAGGAGCGGAGAAGCAGGATAGCGAGGGGTGAAGTCATTGACGGACTGGGATTCTCCCCGGACTTCTCTGACCAGCTTAAGGCAATGGATAGTTTGGAAAAAGTTTTGATGATTGCGGAAAGACAGAAAGTAGAGAATGAAGAGAAAGAAAATCGAGAGAAAGCGGCAATGTGGACGATTCCGATTACAGACATAACAAGCGATTTCGTAGCAATATATCGAACAGTTCATGAGGCTTTTGCGGGAGAGGTTGATGTACATGAGATTATCTCGAAGGGTGGGCGAGGTTCTATCAAGTCGAGTTTTTGGGGAAATTTATCATATGAGACCATCAGACAGGATCCGCAGGCTCATGTTGTATACACAAGAAGATATAAAGTAGACTTAAGAAGCTCTGTTTTTAATCAGTTCATGAAAACCGTCATAAGATATCATGATCTTGAAAACTGGGATTTTAAACAATCCCCAATGTGTGCGGTGTATAAACCGACCGGGCAAATGGTCATGTTTGCAGGAGCAGATAAGCCGATCAGCTTGAAGTCTTTCAACGTGCCTTTTGGCTATGTGAAGCTTTTGATCCATGAAGAGTGCGACGAGATGGCAGGAGTTGAGCAGATGGATAACATTGAAGATACATTTCTGCGAGCAGATACACCGGCGCTTGACATAAAAATCTTCAATCCTCCGAAGTCAAAAAATAACTTTATGAATGAGTACACTGAAGAATGTAAAAATAAGCCACAGACACGGATCTGTCACAGCTATTATTATAATGTCCCAGTGAAATGGTTAGGAAAACGATTCTTCGAACGTGCGGAGTGGTTTAGGATTCATAAACCATTATATTATAAAAATAACTACTTAGGAGAAGTCACTGGAACAGGCGGAGGCATCTTCGATAACTTAGAAATCCGAAAAATATCGGATGAAGAGTTAATGACATTCGATACAGTAAACCACGGATTGGACTTCGGATACACACACCCACAGGTGTTCAGTCAGAATTATTACGATTACGAGACGGATACTCTTTATATTTTTGGCGAAGTGTATTCTAAAAAGTGTAAAAACTCTACATTTGCCAGAAAGATAAAGAAGTTTATGAATGTCGAGATTATATGCGATTCTGCCAGACCGGACGGAATAGCAGAGATGCAGGACTGGGGATTTAATGCGATCGGTGCAAAGAAAAGATGGGGAAGCGGAAAAGGAAGGGATTACTGTTGGGAGTGGCTTCAGCGATGTAATAAGATCGTGATTGATCCGGAGCGTTGCCCGAACACCGAAAGCGAGTTTAAAAAGGCAGAACATGAACAGCTCCCAGATGGTTCATTTTCAGATGCATACCCAACTTTAGAAGAGGATACGATCATGGCAAACATTTATGCATTGAACAGAATTATCATGACCAGCCGAAGGAATGACGGTCTTTATGATGATGATGTGGAAGAAGAATAAGAGGTCTGCGTTCAAATTGTCGGTATTTACCCTAAATGTCGTGATTTTGTAAGAGGATGTACCATAATGGTATGTCCTTTTATATATTTATGGTAATGCATGATATACCAGGCAAAATATTGCTGTTAATCCTAATAAGTGAATGATACTATTATGATACTAATAATCGTAAGAGAGCCTATAAAATGCATTGAAAAGGGTTGTTTTGAGGTTTAAAATAACGGAAAATGCGAGAAAAAGCACGTAGAAAAGCATAAATAATAAAAGAGCGTCTTGCACAGATGAAATAGAACAATAACCGTCCAGTCTCCCTAGCCGGTGGCGTGGACGGTTATTTTTATGGCAGGGTGTGTCATTGGTTTGTTCAACATGCACAAATTACAGAGCGAAAATGTGCGAAAAAGCAGAAAACTTGCTTGAAAAAAAGACTGGAAACGAGTATTATATAGTATATATACGTTTTTTGTAGGAAGAAGGGAGTTGGAAGAATGGCATTACCAAGTATTTCTACACCAAAAGTGAAGATCGTGAATAAAGACTTAGAGGCATGGATCAGACTCCCTGCACTGGAAGAAGGAGAACACTATACGATCGAGTATCTGCACGATGTATTACGGGTGAACCAGATTACTTATGGAATTGATGAAGCACAGCTTCAGAAGATCCTCGATGAAGAAATCTATGAACAGGACGTACTGGTGGCAAGAGGCATACCGGCAGTAGAGGGACAGGATGGATTCTATGAGTATAAGGTGAATATGAACCTTGAGAAAAAGCCAAAGATACTGCCGGACGGATCCGTAGATTACTGGTCCATGTACAGTGTACAGTCGGTTCAGAAGGATCAGGTCATTGCGATATATCATCCGGCTGTAAAGGGAACAGATGGAACCGGAGTTTCCGGAAAACCGATTGCCGCAAGGGTTGCCAGAGAACAGGGAGCACTTCGCGGAACTGGTTTTGGACGAAGTGAGGATTTCCTTACCTATTTTTCGCTGATGGATGGGAAGATTGATATTGAGAATGATAAGATCAGGATCCAGCCAATCTATGAGGTGAGCGGAGATGCGAATCTTACTACCGGAAGCATAGATTTTACAGGAGATATTGTGATCCACGGCAGTGTGGAATCCGGAGTTACGATCAAGGCAACCGGAAGTATCACGATTGATGGAAACGTGGAAGCCTGTAATCTGGAAGCCGGTAAGGATATCATTTTAAGAAGTGGAATGGTCGGAGGGAACAAGGCACATGTCAGAACCAAAGGAAATCTGTATGCAAAGTTTATTGAGTATACAGTCATCCAGGTAGAGGGAGATATGGAGGCAGACGTATTGCTCAACTGCACAGTTGCGTGCAGAGGATCTATTCTGATCCAGGGCAGAACAGCGAAGATCATCGGTGGAGATGTCAGCGCAGTCAAGGGAATCAGGGCTACCACGATCGGAAATGACGCAGAGATGCGGACAGCTGTGACCGTTGGAGTAAGTGCGGACTGTATTTCAAGACTGAATCTGCTGAAGAAGAAGATGGATATTACCAAAATGGAACTTGATAAGATCGAACAGGGACTTGCCAAGTTCGAAGAGATGGAGAAGGAGCGCGGAGTAAGCTATAAGGAAGATCCGAGAAGAGTGGCACTCTTGCGTACCAGAATCCAGAATACGGCTACACTTGCAGGAGATGAGGGCGAAGTGAAGCGGCTTGAGCGCATGATTTCAGATGGGGCGAATGCAACGGTCTGTGTGACAAGAGATGTATTCCCTGGGGTATCCATAGCGATCAGGGATCAGGTTTTAAATGTGAAGAACAATGCAAAATGCGTGGAGTTCTATCATCTGAACGGAAAGATCTGTACGAGAACAGCTGAGGATTAACGGACAATAACAGGCAGAAGGTAAAAAAGATAAGATAGCATTTCAGGAGAAACGGGTTACAACCGTAAATTTCCTGAAATGCTATTTTTATATTTTATATTATTGACGAAAAACTACTTTATTTTAATGGAAATTTCATAATTTGACATTGAAAGTGAATTCTTCCTATATTATAATCAATCAGTGAGAAAGAAATGATCAGCCAGTCTGCAGTTAAGCATGTACAGGCGGATCAGGAGAGAAATGATCAGTCAGTACAGGAAAGGTACGGGAATTAATATGATAAATTTTGAAGAAGAATTGAAAAACTTTAAACCAAGTCTGGAAGTGGAAGAGGCAGAGCAGGCAATCTATAATCATGAGCTGACAGACATGACGGATGTTATGCAGGAAATGCTGCAGGAATTAAAGCAGCAGAACAGATAACAGGTAGATCACATGCACAGTGGCATGACAGATAGAGAGGTTTTTCATGAGATGTTATAATTGCGGTGCA